CGAACCTGACCGTAAATATCAGGACGCGCTTGATACGTGCGGGCGATATTTGTTTGACCGGTCAGCTTATTGTTCGGGCTCTCTTTAGCGTTGTTATCTGCTGCTGACGAAAAAGAAGGCTTGGGAGCAAGAAACGAGAATACCTTGGTGACGAGTTTGAAGACCGGGCTCAGGATATCGCTGACGATGCTTCGCGGCTGGTTGAATATCTGGATGCGATGTAGCTCTGTGAGTTCAAACGAAAGCTCTGTATCCTCATCTGCCAACACGCCATTGATGACAATCACAATATCCCTATCAAACGATTGCTGATCTAACCACATGTAAAAGTTAGAGCAGTTGGCTAGATCAACTCTCTCCTTCGGCACTCCTGGTAAGTGCTGTATTTCTAGAAGTGCCATACGAATAAAACTCCACTTTAGTGAATACTTTTTCCATTACACGCAGTTTGTCGAGCCTCACTGAACCATTGAGTCCGCGGCTATGCAACGCCATGCCATTGAGTACTAAACCAACATGCTCCGCTCTACGCCCCACGTAGCCAACAAAAATGCCATCCTCGACGTGTACTTTCTCCCGCTGCCAAAACACCACCTCTTCTCTGTAGCAGGTCAGGAAATCACGGTTACTTTCATACCCAGCTTTGTGATGCACTTCTTTTCCCTGTACGTGCCGGTAATACAACGCGACAAGGCCCCAACAATCACAGGATTCCATCGAGCAGGCGCGGTTAGACCACGGAACGCCGATCATCCGTTTGATAAAGTCAGATTTAGTCATGGTTTATCCGATTTCGAGACCGGGCCAATCTGCTGGGTCATACAGCAAGGCCACGTTTGTATTGAGCGGGTTAGTCATTGATAGAGAGACGTTGACGTTATCAGCATCGAGAGAGCAGTCTTTAACGTACAACTGCCACTCTTTGATCGCAGTTGTCATGTCTTTAGAGTCAAACAGCCGATAAGTCACAGTTATTGGTTCAATTCGGCTATACGAACGCCAGACCTTCAACTGTTGCTTGAAGTCCTGAGCCAAACGACTGAACTTAATCGTTGAATCTATGATTGGCGTGCTGCTTTGCTGGCTCTCCGAAAGCTCAAATCGGCATGGCTTATATTCCACGCCGCCGAGCGTTTTCGGGAAGACTTGGTTGTTGACTAGATAGAAGCTGCCAAACGATACATGATGAAATTCAATGGTCTCGTAGATTATCCAGTTCGGGCGCTGGGCCCGATACTCTCGCAGTGTTGGCATTACGGCACCCTCGGTAATGATTCCGGATCGCGGTCATCAGGATAGCCAGTGACGATAATATCCAGCCAGCTATCCCACGGCGTTGGCAGCTCGACAATGATGTCGTCAAACTCATCATCAGCGTTATTCAGCTTCCTGCAGATGACATCCCCAGACCACGTGAAGATATTTCCCGTCTGGTTCCACGTTGGCCACGCCGTAAAATGCAGCTCCTGCAACTCGATGCCTGTATCTCCCGTGCCATTGTTCAATCGCATGGAGAACCACTGATTACAGTTATCGAGATAGTTTGGACTGCGCAGCCACTGCATAAAGGCGCGGTGTTGTGTGAACGTGAATATCCACTTGAGAGAGAATGACGTTTTTAAATCATCTGTTAATTTCTGAAATATTGGCGCACCAACCAACGGCTGATCGGTTCTAAATCCGGTATCCGTCGCTGGACTCTTGTCAGACTTCTGCGCCAGCGGCAGCCAGTCAGGATATGGAATTGTCATTCATGATCTCCAGACAATAAAAAACCCGCCGAAGCGGGTTAGCTGACTTCACTAGGTCCTTCAGGAATATCATAAATATTCATCTCTGCGCCGGTAATGTCCCCACCGTTCGTGATCGACAAATACTCATTGGCAGGAATAATCCCCTCAATCACCGTTCCACCAGATGTCGTAATTTTAAAATTAATTACTCTGTTAACACCTATGTTTACTGTTTTACCGACTTCCAATGACGCTGATTTCCATGATTGTTTGGGTTTGTCCATTCTTGCCTCGCTATTGAATCGCTCGCCTTGGAGCTTGATGATATCTTGATATTGATTGACTAATAGGCCCACCATTGCTTATATCTGCAACGATGGTCTGTATGTTAACAGAGCCATCATCATTTACTGTGGCTTGGCTATCAACAGTTGCGCTAGTGTAGTTTTGAATGTTGTTATATAAGATTACGCCTCCACTACCACCGGTCTGTAGGTCAGAATTGCTAATCACTTTCCCATTGTCGCCGGGGATCATGTAATTCTTGCCGCCAGACTGCAGAAGCTCGGGAGCACCTCCCTCACCAACGCGATACATAGAGCCTGCTGATACGGGGCCACCATTTTTACGCATGCCAGCCAGTGCAAGACCGCTTGATAACCCGACAGTACTCGTTATCGCCGCGGCGGCTGGAACGGAGTTTGCGCCCAAAGTTGCAAGCGATGTCATTGCAGCCGCAGGAGCCCAAGCAGAAGCGACAACAGCAGCCTGTCCTACCGATGCAGCAGTTGCCGCATCGCCCATCGTCTGACCAATAATGAAGTTTTTAAGCGCTTCAACACCAACCTGAACCAGCGAGTTGATAACGCTATTCAGTATCGTGCTACCAAGCGATCGCATAGCGTCAGAGACTGACATTGTTCCTGTGAGAAGCCCTGTGATTGCGTTTGATGCATTACCAGCAAAGGCATCTACGGCGCTGGTCAACATGTCATAGCCCAATCCTTGCTGACTCAGCAACTGCCACTGCGCTGCCGTTCTTTGAGCTTCATACTCAGTGTTAGCAGCATTCATCAGCGCCAAGCCTTGTTCCTCGGTGATTACACGCTGAGCTGTGTATTCTTTAATGAGGGCAAGCTTTTGAGCATTCTCGTTTGCAAGCTGCTGCACCGGATCAACCTGTCCGGCGAGTTGCTGCTGAGGTGTGACTACAGCTTGAGAGTTGGCATCAGCAATTGCCTTGGAATAATCCGCAGCAATTTGCGCTCGGCGCTGCTGAGATTGCTCAAACGTGACGTCACCGGCTTTGAGCTGTCGATCAAGTTGGGCATTATCCAAGTCACGCTGTTGCTTGGCTTTTGCTGCAGAGTCAGCATCTATAGCGGCTTTCTTATCTGCAGCTTGCTGCTGTATATCGAATATTTGTCCAGCTTGTTGTTGGGCCTGTTGGATTTGAGCCTGAGTAGCTCCAGCGCCAAGTTCCTGAACTGCTGCTAATTGCGCAGCCTCCCTGTTCAATCCCTTCGACTTCAATGCTGCAACTTCTATCTCATTGGAGAGGTCTTGAAGTGTTTTGACTCTTTTCTTCTCTGCCTGCTCTGCTTGAGATTCTGCTTTAGCAGTATTTTTCGTTGTCTGCCCTCTCTCAGACTCAGCTTTTTCCAGATCGTATTGTTTTCCTGCAAGATCGCCTGCGGTGTTAACCTGATTAACGTTGCCACCTCGGCTCTCTGCTTCCATTCTTGCCTTGGTTACTGCCCTAAGTCTTTTATCCGTAATCGATAGCAACTCATTTTGCTGTTCTAGCTGAGAATTAAATTTATCCGCCTCTTTGCTTACGGGGATTTGAATACTTGAGGAATTGAATTTGTCTTTAGCTCGACTAGCGAAATCTAAAGAATTACCCAAATGATTCATCATTCCCGCAGCAATACCGGCCTCTTCGCCGTCTCGCTTCAGAAGCTCAATGCCGCTTTGAAGTGTCCCATTTAATTGAGCACGAAGAATGCCTGTTTTACTGATGGTCTGACTTAGTTTTGTTTCGGCGGCATCTACCTTACCTGCTTGTATATCGATGTCGCGCTGAATACTTGCGTAATCCTCTGCAACCGCCTCTGCTCCTCGGATATTTGCAGCTTGTTCAATGAAAGCCTTCTTCTGTTGAAGGTTGTCCATTTCAGCTTGCAAATCAACGATGGCATCCTTCTGGTTGATAATCGATATTTCTGCCTTTGCTATCTCTGCACCTAGCTGAGTGCTGTTCATCTCCTTCATTTTGGAAATGACCGCGTCGAGAGAATCGGCGAACGCAATGCTCTCTTGCTTGGCTTGTTGTGCCTGCTGGTAATAATAGAAAATAGCCGCCCCAGCTAGCATGGCGGCACCTGCCGGTCCACCTACTAATCCAAGAGCACCTTTCGCAAGAGAGACTGCACTTGCATAAGTTCTAGTGGCTACTGATGCTTGCGTTGTTGCCGCGGCCAACCTAGTTTTAGCCGCAGCCTCTGCATTGTCAGCAGCAATAATCTTTGATTGGATCGCTGCATATTCTTGCTGGTAACTTACATTCAGGCCGAGCTGGCGATTAACTACAGATTGTGTTGCCAATGCCCTTGCTTTAGCTTGTTCCGATGCTTTTATAGCCTGAGCGTTAGCTATTTCAGCTTGAGCGGAAGCCATGACAGCTTTTGCGGCTTTGTATTCTTGAACCTGCTGATTAACGGTAGCGGCGGCGTCAGTAACTTTTGCCTTAGTGGCTAAGTAAAGAGCACCAACGTAGCGAGAGCCCATAACGCCTGCCGCGATAGTTAACGCGCCTGACAAAACATCTATATTCTGACTTAACGTAATTACGACATCATTGAATATAGACACACCAGTTTTGACTGAAGATGACTCTCCAAAAAACTTGGTGATATTGTTTCCTGCGACCTGAAGAGCCTGAGAGATAGTCGTTGTTGTTTGCGCAAATTCGCTACCAATTTTATTGCCCTGAGACAGTAAACCATTAACAACAACATCAGTGGTTAATTTGCCCTGAGCAGCTAGGCTACGCATCTCACCAGTTGTAACGCCTAAAGAATCCGCCAAAGCAACTATCAGTCTGTTGCCTTGCTCGTTAACAGAGTTGAACTCTTCTCCGCGTAACGCGCCGGAGGCTAAGCCCTGAGATAACTGAATAATTGCGTTTTCAGCCTCTTGTGCTGTTGCGCCTGAAACAACAAATCCCTGATTTATGATTGTGGTTAACTTAGCAAGATCGCCCGCACTGGTTCCATATTCTCGGGTCGCCCTTTCCAATCTTGCATACAGTGATGCCGTCGCATCAAGGCTAGACCTTGTAGCTTGAGTTATGTTGAATACTCGCTCAGTGACCCCTACGAGGCTTTCCCCTGCTCTAACTGAGTTAGCTAGTTTGTTATTTAAGGACGTCCATGCATCTGCATACTGAGCCACTGCTGAAACTGAAAGTGCGGCAGTTAATGCGCCAGCTATCTTTGTAAGCGACGCGAATGATTTACTTGTGTTGTCTACCGTCTTGCCAGTCTTCTCAAATTGGCTGTTCATCTTATCCAGACGATCGTTAACTTTCTGTTGCTCGCTAATGAGCTTTGCAACATCCATTTGGACGGTATAGACGATATTCCCGACTTCCTGCTCGCTTGCCATTACGATCTCCAGACATAAAAAAACCTGCCGGAGCAGGTTGTGACATTAAGCGGCCTTAGCCGGTAACTTCTTAGACTTGACCAATCTGCGGCGACCAGAGAGTAATTCAGCAGTCCGTTTATCATCAGCGTCGATCACCGCGTCATACTCTTCCTTCGTGAATCCTTTCTCTTCTGGATACTTAGCCTTAAGCATGAGCTGGAACTCTGTCATGGTTAGCTGTTCAGCTTCACTTCTAGGCATGTTGAAATGAGCCCGCGCCGCGTTTATATAATCGACCACTCGAAACTCTGAGGAATACTCATCTTTACTTTCATGCTTTTGTAGCTTTCTAAGCTTGGCCTTACCGATAACACCATGTTCGATTAGCTCACGCGCAATGATGATTATCTCCCCGACACCCATCTTACCTTTGCGGTAGACGACACCTTTTTTACCGGGTCTCCACTCTCCAATCAGCGAGGTTAAATCATCATCACAGCACGCCTGCATTATGCTCATTGCTGTAGCCAAGACGGGGCGGCCATATACGGGAGTCTTGATTGTTTTTAACAGCCATTCAGGGACCTTTCCCCATGCATCAGAGGCTTGCGAGATTAGCCTAAAAACCTCAAATCCATTCATGGTTGCGTGTGCAGCGACTATTTCAGACGGAGATCCGATTCTTGTCATAGCAACGAGAGAAGGCCGAAAGAAATAGTCTCTCTCACGGTCTGAGATAAGCATTTCGCCAATGTCGGTGATCGGGGTCATGTGAATTCCTTGTGAGCAGTATCGAGGGCATCATCGATACCCTCTGTAGTGCTTACTAAGCAGTTACTGTTGCCGCGTAAACCGCAGACTTTGCGCCGTCGGTTGTGGTGACAGTAATGTTTGCCGTACCAGCAGCCACGCCTGTTACCGTTACCGTGGTGCCAGATAGAGTTGCTGTCGCTTTGGTTGGTGCAGACGAAGTTACCGTATAGGTTTTATCGGTAGCGCTAGCAGGATCTACATCAACCGTAAAGGTGGTCGTTGCGCCAACGGCAACGCTTCCACTAGTGGGAGTGACAGTTACACCCGTAACAGGAACTTCCTCTTCCAGATATTCAACAGTGTCGGCGTCAGCCACCTTGAACTCACCGGAGTACGTTGCGATGTCAGAGGCACCGAACTCGCCAGACCATGAAGTCGCAGCCATATAGCCTTGGAGAACTACAGCATCTTCACCGGTGAAATCAAACTGAACCCAGTAAGTCGGTTGGCGGCCAGATTTGGTTTCTGCCAATAGCTCTTTGGATAGTTTGATTGGGCCAAAGTCAGTTGGCTTATCGCGCTTGCGCCACTCACCATCAAAGCTGATCGTCAGGTCCATGTTAGTGACAAGGTTCTCAACAAGCCCCTTGGTATCGTCAGCCTCAGAAGTAACAGTGTTCATTGAATAGTCGATTGACTTGGTGGTCAGGGCGCCCATGCGCACGAACTCTGATTGTTCTGGGACTGTATCTGGGCAGCCTTCGGCAAGACGCAGAATAGCGACGCGGCCAATTAACTTCCCGTAATCATTCTGGCAATCTGCCATGGTGACTTACCTCTTTTGTTGGAAATAAAAAAAGGCCACCATAAGGCAGCCTGTTAGTTTTGAATTTGGTTATGCTGTGCAGCGGAACAAAAGTCTGATGACCGTTCTTCCCTCTTCCGTAGGTATTGGATTTGGCATCCCGCCGAGATTGAAGACTGAATTTAGGCAAGAGTCCTCAGGGTTATCTGTCACATGATCTAGAATGTCCTGTGCACGCTGAACTACAGTCTGAGCGTCATTCTTAGCGCTAACGAGAACAACCTGAACATTATCATCAGCACTCAGGTCTTTAACGCGTGGGCTGCCACCATTTGGCTGAAAAACAATGTATTTCATGTTCCCAGAGTCACTCTTCTGCTCTACCCACTGCACCATCTGCACTTTAT